GAGAAGCAGCATCAAGCAAGTTTTGCTCAACCTGTTCAAACAAGAACTGAGCATCGTTTTCCATGTACGACTTGTAGAGTTCCACCAGCTCTTGTGTCGGCCCTGTGTATGAAGCCAGAGCATTCTTCACAAAGTGGATACGCTTGTCGATAGAGAAGTTCATCGTCTCCCTCACCCAAGTGCGAATAGTCCTCGCATTGGTGTCGTAGTGGACTTTGAGAGTCAGGGGACGAAAGAGGACAATCTCTTCATCATTCTCGGCTAGGACTTCGCCGATGATGTGAGACTCTTGGTCATTGATCATTGTCAACAAGATGTAGCTCTTTTCCATTCAGTCATCCTCAGGTGAAGTTACCCTGTAGATAGGTGAATCGACTGGATGTCGTACTCCCAGCCCTCGTTGGAGTAGATCTCCATTCGATCCTTCATATGCTTGAGGCAGTGGTTGATGTACGACTTGTGATGCAGGTCGTCAACCAGATCGATGAGCTTCGCGTGCGCTTTGCCCTCGGCCTTACGTAGAACGCGACCGATAGACTGTAGGATGCGAATGACCGACTTGCCTCCTGGGGCACAGAAGACAGCGTTGTTGAGGTTCGGGATGTTCACGCCAGTTGACATCGTGCCATACGTTGCAACAATGATGGCGTCACTGCGCTTCATCACGATCTGACGAATCTCTTCTCGCTCATCGCCCTTGACCGAGCCAGCGATGAAGAACACACGATCTCCTAGCTCAGCCTTGAGGTCTTCGTAGATAAGCTTCGCATGTGTGTCGCGATGGTTGAACAGTAGGACTGTGTTGCCCTTTAGTGACTTCGCAACCTTCTTGATGAAGTCGTTGCGCGCCTTGCACTTGACTAGCCAGTCAACCTCATCAGCGAACTGCTTCAGATTCTTCTTCGCGTTCGTCTTGTCCGCTTCTGAGTAGATCAGGCGGGCGAAGGTGATCTTGATGTCGGAGAGCAGCTTGCGCTCTTGCAGTTCCTTCGTAGAAGCCACTCGCGTGATCGGCCCGAAGTTGGCTTCCAGTTGCAGCTTGTGGACCTGCTTCCCGTCTGTCGTACCAGTCAGGCCGACGCGGAAGTCTGCTGACTCCATCTTGGACATCATCAACGCAAGGCAATCGGCCTTGTAGCCATGCGCCTCGTCGCCGATGACGCAGCCGAACTTCTCGAACCACTTCTTGTTGAGCTTGTAGATGGACTGCCACGTCGAGATGACGAACGGTGCTTCTGACTCCTTGCCCTTGCCGCCGACGATCGAGTAGATCCACTCGTCAGGGCATCCGTAGGAAAGGAAGTCCGAGCGTAGCTGGTTCACCAGCGTGATTGTTGGCACCGTGATCAGGACGCGCTTCTTCATCGCCTTCGCGAGACGCGCCATGAGGTAGATGGTCAGCGACTTGCCTGAAGCCGTTGGCGACAGGATGATAGCACGCTTGTTGTCGTAGAACTTCAGCAGTGACTCGATCTGATAGTCTCGAGGCTGTTTGTCCTCTGGGAGGCCGACATACTCAACGAACTTACCCACGTCCAATTCAGGACGTGGGGTCGGGTCATCGAAGTTTTCCAACACCATTTCGTAGTCGCGATCAGCAGCCCACTTCTGTGCATACGGCACGAGGCCAATAGGCAGTCTGCGGTTCATCATGTTGAACATGCGAATCTTGCCATCCCACAGTCGGTTGCGGAATGCTGGAGAGAACTTCGCTCCAGGTGATTCGAACATGAAGAAATCACTGAGCTCCTGTAGAAGCCCAGCTTCAGCGTTCACGATCGCGTGAACTTCATTGATCTTGGTGACGCGTAGAGTATCCATGGTATGCGACGTATTGAGAGTGTCGCATGTACATAGCCTACTTCTTGAGTCCCAGGAAGTCTGCGGATACTGCTTCAAATCCAGCCCATGTGGCCAGCATCATCACAATCAGGATTGGAAACGCAACCCAGTCGAACGTACCGAAGATCCAACTGATGAACAGAATGACACCAGCGACACCAAGGACAGCGAGCAACGTCACCAAGCATACAATCACGAATGCTGTTATGAAGTTGGCGAGAGCTGGAAACCTTCGCATCCAGTTTGGTGGTGTGATCTCATAGCTCATTCTGCTTCCTCCTTGCTTTCTTCCCAAAGCCGAATGCGTCATCGAGAGTCATTCCTCCCGCGATGAACACGATCATGAACAGCATGGCTCCAACAAGGAAAGACCAACCGCCGATCAGCGAGTGGAGAAGCGCGAATCCGAAGTACAGGATCGTGCCGACGCTGAACACGGCAAGCGAAATACCGATGATGATGGAAGTCGCCAACCAGAACGTCGTCGATGCAGGCTTTCTCATGCTCCTCTCTTCGACGTAGTTCACGACTTTCTGTGCAACTCTCACAAAGAAGTTCTGTTCACTCATTGTCATGCTCCCATTTGGAACTTGATGAAGTCCACTGCGGTCTTGATCTGATAGCCGCGTGTGGACAGGGTCTTGATGATGCTCTCAAGGCACTCGATCTTCTCCTTCTGGAGAGCGAGCTTGAGCTTGCGATCAATGATCTCTGGGAGTGCATCAACCTTCTTCTCACGCTCTGCCTTCGTATACATCTTGCGGTTGACCTCAAGGTTGTTCTGCTTGAGCGTGTCCGTGTCGAGTTCACCAGCGAGCCACTGATCGAAGATCTCGCGGCGTTCGTCATAGACCTGTAGCATCTTGGTGTGCTTCAGGCGCTCCTGCACGAAGATCGAGTAGTATTTGTGATGCAGCTTTGGGATCTTGAGTGACTCGTTCGCAAGATCGTTCTTGTCGATCGAGGAGTCAGCATCCCAGTTGGCAAGGATTTCGTCAAGCGTCATTGATACATTCCGATGGATCATCAACCCATTGCCACGGGCCTCGGTTGTCGCCACCCATGTCTTGGATCGCGCATGACCAGCCCATGATGGTGTTGTAGATTGGATAGGAGAAGCGAATTGTCCAGCCTAGCATACGCTCATGCTTGTTGGACGGGTGGATAAGCACTCGTGAAACGAAGTGGCCGACCCAGTAGAAGGCCCATGCGGTGAAGTTGTAGAGTTGTGTCATGATCAACCCTGCTGCGGCACGCAGAACCATTCTTTCGGGAGATCCATGGATCGGTTGTTGACGTATCCAGGAAGCCAGATGCGCTGAGTGTGCTCATGGTATCCAGGCTCCAGCACGCCAACCACGTTCATCATGACCTTGCCATTCACGCCTTCCGACTTGAGGTAGCAAGTGATCGGGTAGACTTCAGTGCGATCGGGGACCTTGCATCCAACCACGAGTAGGCACACTGCGAGTGTTGCCATCATGGAGATGGCAACAGGGTACTTCATCAGATAGTGCTTCATTAGAAGCCTCCGTTAGAAGGAGCGCAGAACCATTCTGTGGGGACAGGGAACACATTGCCGTCGCGGCTGACGATTTCACTCTGCCCATTCACGGTGGTGCGAATGCGACCTTCGCCAGTGTATCGAATGGCACCAGCGACGCCTTCAGCCGTGGTGTAGCAGTTGATCGTGGTGATCTGTTCCTGTCGCTTCTCGTTTTCCACGCTGGAACCAAACACGATTGCAGCGACGATCGCGATGATCGCTACGACGATCATGAGTTCGATGAGAGTGAAGCCGTTGTTCTTCATGATGTAGTCCTTTGCTTCAGGATTGAAAGAGGGATGATTCGAGTCGGAGTATCGCTCAGGGCAAGCTCTCTGATGGTTTGCTTGCCTTCCGGAGTCTTGAGGAGTTTCTCAATTTCTGGATTGAGCTTGGCTCTGTACCATCGTACAGAGCCACTCTCGAATGTGAACGAGATCTTCACTTGCGGCTGTTCTTCTTGACTTCGTCGAAGGTCATGCTTGCTGCCTTCACGTTGCCTTCGAACGACTCGTACACGACATGATCCTTGCGGCGACGAGCGTATCCCTTACCAAACTCGAGTTCCATAGCATCATGGAAAGCGAACACCGAAGTAGTCTTGAGAACGCCATTCTCGGCTTCAAAGACTGCGAGCTTGCCGCTCATGCTCTTCTTGCCCTTATCGGTGACAGGATCCTTGTAGACATGGACACTCTGACCGTCGACCTCGGCCCACGATGCCTTCATGGCAAACTTGAAGGTGTCACGATCGCACTTCTGCAGGAGGCCAGCGCCCATACCGAAGGCGATGTTGTCGATCGAGATCTTGCGCTCGAGAAGCTTTTCGAGGATGATGCGCAGCGACTCGAAGTTGATACCGTCGCCCTGAATCAGACGAACGTGCGGCGGAAGAACCTTGAAGCCCTTCTTGTTGACCGTGTATCCGACCTTCGGGTGTGCCATCAGCTTCTCGATGAGCTCGATCGGCACGACAGTCGGATCACCCGAGTCAGGACGAATGACGACAGTGGCACCACGCTGAGCAACACGTTCCAGCAGATCACCAGCCCAGATGTTCTCGACCGCGTTGTAGATGTCGTACGAGTCCGAGACGACGGCGAAGATCTTGCCGTTGCCAGCGTAGCGATCAACCATGTTCGCGTATGCATCACGCTCGCGGTTGCGACCCCACGTAGTCATCGTGCTGTGTTCACTGGCGGGAATCGAGAAGCCGCACATGCCTGAGTTGTAGTACTCCATCGCGTAGGCAATGCCAGCGACGGTGTCGGTGCCCATGAAGTTGATCAGGTGAGCAGCACCACCGATTCCAGCCGACTCGAAGCTCGAGACGCCACGGAAACCGAAGTCGTGCAGCTTGAACTCGATCTGCCCATCGGGATCATCCGAGCTCTTGACGAGAGCGTCGTAGATCATTTCGCGGCAGTAGCGCGAGATCGTGGCGACGGTCGATCCGTACCACACGTTGCGCAGGATGTCGGTCTCGAGGTACGAGGTGAGCCACGGCATCGTCTCGTCGAGGTTCTCGACCGAGTACATCATGCAGCCAGTGGGAACCTTCGTGCCTTCCGGAACCGCGCGAATGCGGACAGGCATGTAGCCGTTGTGGACGGTCGCGATACGCATCCAGCCATCCTTGTTGAACGGGAGGCCATGCGCGGTGATGAAGCGATCAGCAGCTTCGACGTCTTCGACGGTGATTCGCTTGCCGAGCAGGACGTCCTTGATGTAGCCCTGAAGCCCGAAGAAGGTCACTTCCTTCACGCCTTCGATCTTGCTGCCTCGTGCGAGGCCATGCGAGAAGACGGTGGTGGTTCCTTTCGGGAGCTGGACGGCGTGCGAGTACTTGTAGCTGTCGCTGCGGAGGATTGGGTTGTTGAGGTACGACATAGGAGCATCTCCTTTGGTGGTCTATCCGAGGTTGTAGTATGCGCTTGATTTTGTTGGACTTACGATTCACGATTCCGACGCTTGGCTTCCTCGCGTCGCTTGGCGGCTTCTCTCATCTTACGACGGGTCTCTTCCGAAGGGTTCTTCTTACCTTCGCTGATCTTTCGCTTGGTTTCTTCAGAACGTGTACCTTTTGCCGACTCGCTCATTTTTCGGCGAGTTTCTTCAGAGTGGCGCTTGCCTGTAGCAGCTTGCCTGATTTTGTTTCTGGTTTCTTCTGAGATGTTCTTCGAAGCCTCACTGATCTTGCGTTTGGTCTCTTCGGAGTGCTTTCTTCCTTTGACCGCCCTGCTCACCCTCATCTTGGTTTCTGGGCTCTGCATGGCAAGTTTATGC